ATGGCCCAATACATTATGCTAAGATATATGATACTGTTGTGGATGTATGTAAACAATCCGAAGCAAGACGTGGAGCATGTGCAGTTTACTTGCCTGTTGAGCATGCGGATATTTTAGAGTTTTTGGATATTGGTACAGATGGTAACCCTATACAGAATCTTCAATATGGTGTTACAGTTGGTGATACCTGGATGGAAGAGATGAAAGCAGGGGACAAAAGCAAACGTAAAGTTTGGGCTAAGATTATTCAAAACAGAAGTGAGATTGGTTTTCCATACATAATGTTTAAGGATAGCTCTAATAACAATTCTCCTTATAAAGAATTAGGTCTTGAGATTACTGCATCAAATCTATGTTCTGAAATACAATTACCTACGGATAGTTACAATTCCTTTGTGTGTTGCTTAGGATCTATCAACCTATTACACTGGGATGAGATTAAAGAAACTGATGCTGTAGAAACATACGTATACTTTCTTAATGCAGTAATGGATGAGTTTATTATTAAGGCAGAAACAATGCCGGGTATGAAAAGAGCATTCAACTTTGCTGAAAAACACAGAGCAATTGGCCTTGGTGTATTAGGTTACCATTCTTTATTTCAGTCTAAGCTTATTGAGTTTGATTCAATTCAAGCTAAAGGTTTGAATGCTCAGATATTTAGTACTATAAAAGATAGAAGTGAAATTGCATCAAGAGAACTACATAAAGAATATGGTTACACATCTCTTAGGGAAGGTTATGCTAACACAACTCTTATGGCTATAGCACCAACCAAATCAAGTAGCTTTATACACGGTGCCGTGTCTATGGGTATAGAACCCATTAAGTCTAACTACTTTATTAAAGACCTTGCTAAATCTAAGACAGTATACAAGAATCCTTTCTTAGAAGTTGAATTAGAAAAGTACGGGTTAAATAATACTAAGACTTGGCAATCCATGCTTAAGAAAGATGGTAGTGTACAACACTTAGACTTTCCAACTAAATTAGTATTTAAGTCCTTTGTTGAGATATCCCCTAAAGAAATTGTATTACAAGCAGCACAGAGACAGAAGTATATTGATCAGTCACAGTCTTTAAACCTTATGATAGATCCGTCTGTCTCAGCTAAAGATATTAATAAGCTTTATATGTATGCATGGGAAGAAGGCGTCAAGACTTTATACTATCAGTTTAGTAAAAGCAGTGCACAAGACTTTGCTCGTAATATATTAGAATGTTCTAGTTGTGAAGGTTAAATTTTTATTGCTGTTGTTCTGTATAGGTTGCAGACCACAGTATAATCCAGATAATGATCCTAACGTACTAGATTGGTATATAGATGAAGGAGAGCTTATTATTTATACTAAGCAAGACTCTATACAAGATGCATATGATAGAGCTATTTATATTGATTCTTTGGATTATAAATAAAATACACAGAGTCACATAAAGGGCAATAAAAAAAGGGGCCATCTATCTTGGTCCCTCCGTAGTAAGTCATGGGTTTATCACAACTTTTACATGTATTTTTAGTAACTATTTTCTTAATCCTTTATGATTATCAATCCTATCTAGAATTTTATTAAGCTCTTCTGTTTTTATCAGTCCTGCCATAGAAGCATTCTTTAAAGCACTTATAAGTTGTAGTATCATAAAAGGTACAATAACAACTTCTGATAGCCAGCCTGTTCCGGTAAAACCTTTTTCTACCATAAGGATAACTGTAAGAATAGCTAACCATGTAAAGGTGTTTCTTGTAATTCTTAATGCTTTATATGTTTTAAAACCCTCTCTTTTACAGCCTGCCCAAACTCCAAATATCCCATCTAACCATAATACTGAACAAACTGCTAAGTATTGTTCCATGTTTTCCATTGATAAATCAAAAAAGTACGTACATAAATACGTACAGAATGCTGTTATACTCACTATTAATAATTTAGTTGTCATTATTTAATTTTATTTTCTCATGTGCGCCTGTATACTATAATATAACTAAATAATATGTCAGTCACTAGATTTAAACCTGTTAATTTGTCTTATTTAATATAAAAATCATCATTCTTTTCAAAAGAAAAATACTTTTGTATTGAATACAATAAAGGCAAAACATCAAACCAATTCTTTGCCATCTTTAATTGTCCTTTTCTAGGTTTGTTTTGATAAACAATACTACTGTCTTGCATAAACTCTTGATCGCTTAAAAATAACCATTTGACTGGAGTCTGTACTGTAAGTTCTAATGCTTCTCCTAACTCACCCAATGTTCTTGTAGATGCAATTGGTGTCTTTGCCATCTGATACATTTGTTGAAAACCACCAAGTCCAGGTATTGGAATAAACATAACCATTTCTTTTCTTGCTCGTACTGATGTATATGCAATAAAGTTTTTAAGTTTTCTTTCTATACCCTCATCATCATCATCAGCACCTTCAAATAAATTACTTAATAGAAATAAGTTCATTACCAAAAATGCTTCACCTAATGTTCTATATACATTTTTAAGCAGCATATTTGCTTTATTATCATCATAGAATTCTTCACCACTAAGATTTTCAGAATAACCATAAGCTTCTTTAAATCCTGCTCCCAAATTTTTACCTATAGACCCCATGCCTTGAGCTTGTAATACTCTTGTACCATGTTTACTAACACCAGTCATATACTTACCAAATTTAATAAAAGACAAGTATCTTCCTTCAAGCCATCCTAAATTTTGATCATAGTATTGTTGTTGAAATCTTGCTCTAAATGCAGGCATTACCCACTTGTGAAACTGAGCTATCAATATACCTAAGAAATTATTTTGAATTACCATTCTATCTTCTCTAGCATAGTTACCGTGTATCTGTTTATTTACTTCACGTATTCTATTTCTTAATCGTGCTCTATAGTTATCATTATAAGGTTGCGTAAATCCTGTTCTTTTATCTATAACAGTATCAAAGCCATCTTTTAGTTTGGCTGTTTGAGTTGCTGCATCCCAATCCCATGCTTCACGTATACTTAAAGTCTCATCTCCATTAGTTAAGAATGTACTATATAGTATAGCATGACCTATAGTACTTTGTGCATAGTATTCTGCACCTTGATTAAATGAATAACCAAAGCTTGTAAATCTTTCCCATACCGTACCTGTATCTTCTCTACCACTAAACGTTTCTCTAATATCTGTACTATCATCCATCATATAATAATGGTCTGATAACCACTCATATAAAGACAAAGGTTTCTTTATATCATAATTGGCTTTTTTTAACTTGACACTATTTAATGTAGCAACCCTAGTAGTAAAATCTGCAAAGTCCCCTATTGATTCTGGAGTTCTTTGTATTATACCCCTTGTAGCTGTAACTGCAAAATCTTGTTGTGCTCTTTTATATCCTTGACCAGTAAAAAATAAACCACCCATTGCTTCAATAGCATTATTTATTTGTCCAATAGTAAGGTTATTAAAGTTACCAAAAACATTAAATGCAACATAAGCTAAAGAGGAAGCATTGACTAATAGATTTGTTGTTTTTTCAACAGCACCTTGTGTCATCCTATCATTATCATAAAATGTCATTTTCATATAGTGATGAGCTCTTCTAGCTGCATTACTTTGCAAGCCGTCATAATTCTTTTTTCCTATCTCTTTAGTTATTGAACCTTTAGCTTTGTCATATAGTTTACCAACTAAAGTAGTTGCACCAGGAGCTTGATAATCTCTCATCTCTATTACTTTAACTATAGCTTTTAGTGAGTCTTCTATTTCTCCCATTGCCTCAAAGTTTTCTGCCATAGTACTAAACTTGATTAAACTCTTTGTTAAATCTTTTTCTAGTTGACCCTTTGTAGGCTTAGTTCTTAATGCAGCAAATTGTGCTTCTAAAGCCGCTCTCTTTTTTTCATAAACACCTAATGTAATTTTATTGTCTTTTCTTTCTTGTCTAAGCTCCTCCATTTGATTTTGGACTTGCTCTAAATCTGAGTCAACAGAAGCAGAACCAGTATAGTATACAGGTAAGGTATCAATTAAGTTACCATCATTATCTACTTGTACAATTCTTTGTGTTGCAGTTGTAGTAAAAAACTGTCTAAAGTTTCTCACTAATCTAGGTAAAAGCTTAGTCACTACAGGAGGTTTATCTAATAGGTCTTTTACTAAATTATTTTTAATGATAGGCACTTTACCTAGCATCTTATTTCTAACTGACTTAGGTAGTTTATCTAGTAATGATTCATAGTCTTTTACAAAAATATCATAGAAATTTTTTCTTGCTTGTCCTAGCGCATCTTTAGGATTCATTATATCACTATACTTAGT